GAGTAGATGGATTATGTAGCGCCAGACGGGCGGGACCGGATTATTCCGCGTTTCCATATCAAACCGGTTCGCAACAACTTTCTGTCGGAGAAAGAAGGCCGCGAGGTGTGGACCGACGTGGAGTATGTCGAACTTATCGTTCCGGGCGATAACAAGAACATTGTTGACGTTGCCGTGAAGGACGATCACCGCGAGCGGTGGCCAACCAAATACGCGGCGTTTAAGGCCAACATGGAAGCTCCGGAAAGCGGGACACCGCTAGAGGAATGGGCAGGAGTGGGCCGCAGTCAGGTCATGGAGCTTAACAGCGTTCATATCCGCACTGTGGAGGCGCTAGCGGGTCTGTCTGATAGCCAGTTGGCCAAATGCGTTCCGATGGGCGGTCATGCGCTTCGCGCAAAGGCGCAACGGTTTATTGAGCAGACCGACGCGGAAAAGCCGCTTGCGGAAATGACGCAACGCATCCGCGAGCTTGAGGAAAAACTGGCGCTGGCCATTGAAAGCCAATCAGCAAAAGAGGCAGCGGAATGAGCGATCTGGAACGTGACGTGATGTTTAGGCCGGGGGCGACCTTCTACAAAGAAGGTAAGTTCCTCATGTTTCGTTTTCAGGCGGACTCGGCGTCGGTGATTGGCCCGCGTATAGCGACGGAGGCCGACAAAAAGGCCCATGCGTTTGAGTATGACCGATACCTTGAAGACGCATTTAACAGTGCGCCTATAAAGGCGTTTGATCACGACGGGGTGGATGGTCCCGGCGGTGTAGCCCAGCCTGTCAGCGACGACCAAACGGACGTTGTGGCGGTTCCTGAAACCATCCCCGCCCCTAAAAAGCGCGGGCGTCCTGCGAAAGCCTAACCAATGGCCATGAACCTTCTTCAAATCGTCCAGAGGGCTTGCCGTCTTTTGTCGATTCCAGTTCCTACGGAAGTGGTGAACTCGACTGATGCTCAGGTTCAGCAGCTTTACGCCCTAGCCAATGAAGAAGGCGACGAACTGTCGGGGACATACGACTGGCAAGTGATGCGCCGCCAGCACTTGTTCAATACGGTGGCTAGCGCGGTTCAATCGAGTGCAATCCCGTCTGATCTGGACCATTTCATTGCCAACTCGTTCTTTAACAGAACGACGATGCGCTATATTTACGGGCCTATTACTCCGCAAGAGTGGCAGGCTATCCAAGCGCAGCCTCAGCTCAATCGCGTGTTTTTGGCGTTCATTGAGCGGGACGGTCAGTTTCTGGTGACGCCGACGCCCGCCGCCGGGGAGACGATTGCTTATGAGTATATCACGACAAACTGGGCCAAGTCGGCTGCTGGTTCGGCGCAATCGTCGTTCCTTGCTGATACTGACCTGACGTATCTGGATGACAAGCTGTTTCCGCTTGGCCTCCGCTGGCGTTTCTTGAAGTCTAAGGGTCTGGATTATGCGGAGGATTTCCGCACCTATCAGGGCGAGCGTAATCAGCGCATGGCCCGAGACGGCGGGAATACCGTGATTGATAGCACGGGCGGCAATTATTACGGCTGGTCAACAAACATCCAAGAGGGCGGGTTCCCCGGATGATTCTGTTCGTCACCATTGCTGACACGAAGAACCAAGAGACGCAGCGCAAGAAAATTAACGCGCTGCTGTCGGTGTATGCACCCGGCTACGGATCGGCGCTGCCGGATGCGGCAGACAGCCCTGATGGTCGGTTGTTCTATATTGGCGCACAAGGCTATCAGAACCGTTCCGGGGCATGGGTGGCGATATGAGACAACCAGCACAGAGATACGGTCGCCAGCCCTTACGGGCAGTGTCTCAACAGCGGGTATCTATCGGACGCGCGGTTCCGGCTCCTGTGGGTGGATGGGATGCACAATCTCCGCTGGCTAATATGCCGCCGGAAAACGCGGTCATTCTGGACAACTTCATTCCCCGCGCTGGCTATGTGGAACTGCGTAAAGGGTTTGTGCCTTGGCAGGAGGGTCTGCCTCTGCCGACTGAATCGTTGCTGGTCTGGCGTGGCGGGACGCAAATTCGGCCCGATCTATTACGACGGCTCTGCGTTTGCCTCTGCGGTCATCACCGGCACGGCAGGTGTGATTACCCTAGACCCGCGCACGTTGGTTGACGTTATGGACCACAAGGGCCGCTTGTTCTTTGTGCAAGAGAACTCTTTGCGGGTGTGGTTCCTTGAGCCGTTTGCCATTCAAGGCACGGCTAACCTTCTCGACCTCGGCCCGATTTTTGACAAGGGCGGCTCAATCCTTTGTCAAGCCACTTGGTCGCTTGATGGTGGTTCTGGTGCTGACGATTTGGCGGTGTTTGTCACGACGCAAGGGCAAGTGGCAGTGTATCAGGGCCTTGACCCCTCAGACGCCAACAATTGGGCATTGGTTGGCGTCTATGACATCGGCCTGCCGTTGTCTCGCCGGTCGCTCATTAAATACGGTTCTGATCTGGTAGTGCTGACGACCAACGGTGTCGTTCCGCTTTCTCAGGCGCTGAAACTGGACCGCGCACAAGAGAACCTTGTCGCGCTGACGCAGAAAATTCAGAACGCGTTCCAGCAATCCACGACCCGTTATCGCGGCAACTTTGGATGGGAAGGTGCGCTGTATCCCAAGGGGACGCTGGCAATCTTTAACGTCCCGACAGCCGATCTAACGCGGTCGGAGCAATATGTGCAAAACGTGCAGACGGGCGCATGGTGCCGGTTCACGGGCATCAATGCGTTTTGCTGGGCTGTAGCCAATGACCAGATGTATTTTGGCGCGGCGGATTCTGTCTGTCTGTGGGATAGCGGATATGCTGACAACGAAACCGGCATTGTTGGCGACATCAAGACGGCCTTTAACTATTTTGGCTCGCGTGGCAGCCTGAAGAAGTTTGAGATGCTTCAGCCCGTTTTGCGGATTGGTTCGCAACTTGCCCCGGCAGTTGAGATTGTCACGGACTTCAAAGAGAAAGTTCCCACGGCTGTTCCGACCACAATTACGACTACGGGCGGGCGATGGGATACAGGCCTTTGGAACGTAGCCAATTGGGCGAACGGTGTTGAGACGCGCGATAGTTGGACCAGTGTGACCGGCATTGGTTATTGCGGCGCGGTGCGGATGAGGGTGGAGCCTAACCCGATACTCTACATTGATCTGGGCGTGGATGACGATACGTCGCTGGCCTATGAGGCAGACGGTATCATTGCCATTTTGTCAGCCAGGAACACGAACGCGCCGTGCGAGATTATCGCGTTTAACCTCAAATACGAAAACCAGACGGGCGGGCAGCTTTGAGGCTAGTTTCCGGCCCGTTCTCTCCGCTGGTCGCTCAATGGGTAGCGGACCAGATTGGACATGGACTGGACTGGGGGCCATGCGAGGCAATTGGGGTGGTCGATAAGCACGACAATCTCATTGGCGGTGTCGTGTTCAATCAATATCAGCCCCAATACCGCAACATTGAGGTCAGTTTTGCCTCTACACGGGCCAACTGGTTGACGCCTTCGCTGGTGACGGGTATCTTGGGATACGCCTTCACTCAATTGAAGTGCAATCGGATCACCAGCGCCACGCCCAAGCGGAACCGTCGCGCTCGCCAGTTCCTACAGAAATTCGGCTTTAAGCACGAAGGGACTGTGAGGTTCGGCTATGGTGACGATGACGCAATCATATCCGGCTTGCTGGCCTCTGAGTGGTCGCAACACAGATTCAATGTGTCTCGGGAGCGTTCCCCATTTCTAAGCCCCGGCCCCCCGCAGCCCCTGACCCCGTCCAGCTTGCCAACGCTCAAAGCGCGGCAAACACCGCAACCGCGCGTGAGCAGCAGCGGCTGAACATGGTGAATACGTCTGGTCCTCAAGGGACCGTGCGTTATATCGCTGACCCGTCTGCACCTGGTGGCTATCGCCAAGAGACTTCACTAAGCCCTGGCGAACAGCAGAACTACGACCGCTCAACTAGCATTTACGGCAGCGCACTGGATACCGCCGGTCAGCAGATTGGTCGCGTCAATACCGCGCTAGGCCAAGGCTTGAACACCGAAGGCTTGCCAGAACTGCAAGGCTACAACGCGCCAGACTTTGACCGCCAACGGTTTGAGGATTCGGTTTATGCAAGCCAGACCCGTCGCCTCGACCCGCAGTTTCAGCGGCTTGAAAGGTCGCAAGATGCACGTCTTGCCGCGCAGGGCCTTGGAGCGAATAGCGAGGCAACGCGAAACCTTCGATCTGATTTTGCTAGAGATAGAACAGACGCATACGGAGAGGCAGCAAACCAAGCCATCCAAGCCGGTGGTGCGGAGCAATCTCGCGCTATTCAACAAGCCATTGCGGGCGGGACATTCGGTAATCAGGCGCGGACGCAGGGCCTTCAAGAGCG